ATAAATCTTGCTGCCATTTTTTATTATTGATTGTTATTTGTTTACCAAATAATTTAATAATCATTGGTCCTCCTGTATTTAATTTCTTGTCCGCTTTCCCAATCTTTATGCGTAAAACCATAAAATTTATGAAAATCTTTTAAAGACCATGATTGCATAGTTTCTTTCATATCATTATAATAATCAAAGGCACTTGCATAATCTAAAAAAAGTTTTTTAGTATATTTTTTCATTATTCCCCCTTTTTTAATTGTTTTTTTAAATGATTAAATGCTCTATAATATTCTTGTTCATCTTTTTGTTTGTCTTTATAATCAGAAATATCAACCCAAAATTCAATTAATTCTCTAATTAAATTAACACATTTTTTATTATCCATTATTCCCCCTTTTTTAAATTATTTCAATTATTTCTATATAATCTTTAATCCATTCTTTAGCTTCTAAATGGCTCTTAAATTCTGGGACTCCATCATTTCCACTTGTTATTTCTAAAGCCTGAGTTTCATTATTTAATAAATCACTATGGATATGAACCTTATTAGGATCATAGATAGTTATTTTAAATTTACTCATTATTTAACCCTCCTTTTTTGGTTGTTAATTATCATTATGTAAGATTTCTATAATTTTTAAATCTCCATCTATTTTGTTATTTTCTCTTATTTCAGTAATTTTACTTATAGCTTCATCAACTGAATTAAAACCATCTTCAATAATTCCTTTATCGTCCATTACAGCAAACATTTTATTCCTCTTCAATTATATTTAAATCAATTAAATGCTTTTTAAATTCCTTCTTATTCATATATTTCACTTGTTTAAAAAAATATTAGAATAAGATTTCATTGACTAATTTATTATCATCATAAATACCTTCTAAACTATTTTGGGCAAAATCAATCTTTTGTTGTTTAAGTGTCATTTATTCCTCCTTAATTTCTATATATTCTGGTATTTCTCTTTCAAGATATTCAATAAAAGTTTCCTTCATATTAAAATCTTGTTTTTCTTTGTAGTATTTTTTATAATCCAACCAATCTTTATATAAAAAATTTATTGCTTTTTCTTTTGTCATATCACACCCCCTTCATTATCCATTTCTTGCTCAAATTCATAAACACAATCACCACATAAATACCCTTCATATTTATCGTTTTCTGCTGGTATTCTATTTACAAATCTACCACTACCAAAAGATGTATCTTTTAAACAAGATACACATTTGTTCTCTATGTTTTTTATCATATCACACCCCCTTTCAATTCAATTATTAATTGGTTAAGCTGCTCTACATGTTTTAAACCTAGATAGCAAAAATAAATCATCACTAGGAATAAAACATAATCTAAAAAGTTTAAGATGTTTTTAATCATTAAAAACCCTCTCTAAAATCAGGTGCAATTATACCATATCCACCCCAATCTTGATGAATATTAATATTACATGATCTTAAATATCTACTATATCTAGAAGTAAATTTTAATGCGTAGCCTCTAGGATCACCATTAAAAAATACTCTTTCAGCTTCATAAGGTATATTTAAAATTTTACACACTTTTTTTACTATTTCTTCAGCTTGTGGATCTGTGTCGTAAATAACACCATTGCAACCATCTTCAGCTAATTTATGAGCTTTGCTCTCTAATCTAAATAGTTGTTTGCATAGTTTAATTGGATCAATGTTTGGATCTAGTTTAAATATACTTTTTAATTGTTGACCATGTGCATTGATACGATCATACATTAATTGTTTTTTGTTCATTGTTTTACCTTTCATTTGTTTATACAAATTATAATACACATTTTAGAAAGTTGGTCAAGTTTTGTATACAATATTTATGTTCTCTCTTTGTTCTCTTGTGATTACCCAAATTTTGACATACATAAAGTTTAGCAAGGAAAGAATGAAAAAAGGTTTTGTAATGATACCTAATGCTCTCTTTTATGAGGAAAGATTAGGAAATGATGCTAAGGTGCTTTGGTGCTATATCAAATCACTTTCAACTAATTATAGAAATCTTAGGAACAACAATTTGTGTCAAAAATTAGGCATTTCAACTAATACTTTACAAAAGGCAAAAAAGGAACTTGTTAAAAATAATTATTTAGTTATTCACAGGTTATCAAGCGCAAATAGATATGAAATTAGATTACCCCAAAATAGGGTAATCAGGGTGTCAAAATTTAAGCAATCAGACTACCCTAAAATTGGGTACCATTATAAGAGTAATAACAGTAATAGTAATAACAATATAAGAAAGAAAGGATTTAAGGGATTTAAAAAATAAATGGAGGATATTTATTATTATAATAATAAGCCACTTCAACTATCTTATTCAAATGACTACACCCTTTGCCAGAAAATAGAAATAATTAAACAAATAGAACAAGATTTTGACAATGGAATGATTACGCCAGATCAGATGCGTTGGTGCATAAACAATTGCAGATTTGGTAGTTTTACTATTAAAAAAAGAATAGATAAATTGTTATTTAATGGAAAAATTAAATTTAATCCAATAACTAACAATAAGCGAAGTTTTTTTAAAAAAAAAAGTCCTTTTAGCTTGTATTGACACAATATATTGTGTTATATTTGCAACAGCTCCCAATCTTAGGGAAAAGTTATAACTATGGGTCTACCAGTTTTTTTCCCTCTTTCCTTTCTATTACTGGTAGACTCAATAATATTTATTATAATAATGGCAAGAAAAAGAAAACTAACAGAAAAATTAGCACAAAAAATACTAGATTATTTTGCTGATGGTTACACAATAAGAGAGGTTTTTTTAAAAGATGACATTGATATTACTTGGTCTAATTTTAGGAATTATTTAATAGCTGATGATAATTTAATGCTTAGATACCAAAAATCTAAGGAGTTAGCGGTAGACCTTAAATTATCTGAACTTGAGGATAAAAGAAAAATTTTAGAAGAAAAGATAGAAAGAGGAGATTTAGACGGAAAAGCAGGTCAAAACTTGGTAAATCTTTATAAAATAATTACAGCTTCAGCACAATGGAATGCGACTAAGTTAAGCCCAAAAAGATATTCAAAACAAGCGGAATTAACAATTAAAGGTGATGATAAACAACCTTTAAATATAACTTGGGCTAAATAATTTAGAATGATTATAATGTATTATGCTTGATTTTATTGATGTTATGGCAAAACGAACACACACAAAGTATAGTTATTGCACATGAATAGTGGCAAAAATATAACTTGTTGCATAAATGCAACAATAAATTGGCAATGTTTGATAACTATTTATTTTTCGGAAAATTATTATTGATAGTAATTAATTATCACTAGTAATAATTTGTTGATTTTGAAAGAACAAAGCAAGAACATGGGGGTTTTATTTGACCCAGCACCCATTTTTGCGAATGTAGGTGAAATAAAAATTAAAGGGTGGTACATATAACCAATGGATGATTTACTATTACAAACAATAATATTTATTCTAAAAGACAAAAAGACTAAAAAACCTGTGGTTGTAACTCATTTTACAGGTTTTGAGTCAGATGAAGAAGCTCAATTCTTTTCAAAATTCTTGCAAGACCAATTTACAACCCCAATGTATGAAGATTTTGATAAAACAAAGTACACTTTGCACTAGGGGGGTTTTGTTTTAATATGAAACAAATTGTTATTCCTTACAAACCAAGAGAAATCCAAAATTTTTTGCATAAAAAATGCGATATGAACCGATTTAATGTTGTCATAGTTCATCGTAGAGGGGGTAAAACTGTTTTTGCCATAAACCATTTAATAAAAGCAGCTTTGACAAACAAAAAACCTTATCCAAGATATGCCTTTATTTCGCCATTTAGATTACAAGGCAAATCGACTGCTTGGGATTATTTAAAACAATTTTCTGCCTCAATTCCTGGAACAAAATTTAATGAATCTGAGCTAAGAGTAGATTTTTCTATCAACAATAGTCGTATTCAAATTATTGGCGGTGAAAATAGTGCAGCGATTAGAGGTCAATATTTTGATGGTATTATAATTGATGAAACACAAAATATTTCACCAGATTTATTTGACACCATACTTAGACCTTGCCTAGCTGACAGACATGGTTTTGCCATATTTATTGGCACACCTATGGGTAGAAATTGGTTTTATGATTTGCATGAAAAAGCTAAGCATACAAAAGATTGGTTCACTTGCGTTTTTAGAGCTAGTCAAACAAAAATTATACCTAGTGAAGAATTGAAAGCTGCAAAATCCACAATGTCTGCTGAAAGTTATGCTCAAGAGTTTGAATGTTCATTTCAAGCTGGAATATCTGGCGCATATTTTGGCAAAATTATGGAGGACTTAGATCAAAAAAATAGATTAACTAATTTTGAAATAGATGAGGATTTAGAAGTTGAAACTTGGTGGGATTTAGGAATGAACGATAGCACAGTTATTACATTTGCTCAAAGATTTGGTGATGAGATTAGAATAATAGATTGTTACGAAAATTCAGGTGAGGGTTTAGAACATTATTTGAATGTGATAGATGACAAACCTTACAAATATTCAAAACATATAGCTCCACATGATATAAGAGTCAGAGAGATTGGAACAAATAAATCAAGGTGGGAAACAGCAAAAGAACTAGGATTAGAGTTTGACATAGCTCCTAAATTGAGTATTGAAGATGGTATTGAGCAAGTAAGGAGAATGTTGCCTAAGTGTTATTTTCATAAAAACAATTGCAAAAAGCTCATAGAAGCATTAAAATCCTACTGCAAACGATGGGATGAAAAAAATAATTGTTTTAGAAATAAACCTTTGCACAACTGGGCTTCTCACTTTTGCGACTCTGTTCGATATGGTGCAATCGTAGAACCTGTCCAAAGAACCGACTGGTCTAAGCCTATTAGAGTTGAAACAAATTATATAGTTTAATATGTCAAAAAAAATCAAAGAAATATCTGATCCTACTTTACGAACAATTTTATCTAAACAAATAAACAACGCATTAGGATATTTAGGTGGTAATTTATCTCAGAGTAGAAGAAAATCTATTGAATATTATCAAGGTGATAAACTTGGGACAGAAATAGATGGTCGTAGTCAAGTTGTATCAACAGATGTTGCAGATACTGTTGAAAGTATATTGCCAAATCTATTAAGAGTATTTACCGCATCTGATAAAGTAGTCAGATGTGATCCTGTTACTGCCGAAGATGTGCCTTTATCAGAACAAGCAACAGCTTATTTAAATCATGTTTTTTACAAAGACAATGATGGTTTTCAACTGTTATATAATTTTTTCAAGGATGCGTTGATTGAAAAAAATGGTTTTTTAAAAATTTATTATGATGAATCTACTAAAGTAGAACATGAAACTTATAAAAATTTATCAAAAGCAGAAAAGGATGCTTTAGCGGATACTAAAGATGAAATACAGGAAATTGAAGAAGAAGTTTTTGAGGATGAGAAAGCAAAAGAAGAATTTGAAAAATTATTAAAACAATATGAATCTCAAGGAATAGATACAACTCAAGTTCAAAAACCAGATTTTAATTTATATAATTGTAAAATAAAAAGAACTAAAAACACAGGTAAAATTAAAATTGAATCTGTACCACCAGAAGAATTTTTAATTGAGAGAAACGCAAAATCTATTGAGGAAGCAGATTTTGTTTCTCATAAAGTTTTAATGACAAGATCACAATTAGTAGAGATGGGATTTGCAGAAGATGAGGTTGCTCAGTTACCAAAATCAGATTTAGATATTTATAATACAGAAGAAATAGTTAGATCAAGAAATGTTGACGAATACCATGTAGATACTCCAACAGATAAATCTACAGAAAAAGTTTTAGTTTATGAGTCTTACATAAGATACGATTATGATAATGATGGGATAGCAGAGCTAAGAAAAATTTTATCAGCAGGAGATAGCGGTTATCATATTTTAGAAAATATGCCTTGTGATAATATTCCTTTTGTTACAATTACACCTATTCCTATGCCTCATAGATTTTATGGAAGATCGATTGCAGAATTAGTTGAGGACATACAGTTAATGAAATCAACTGTGATGAGGCAGTTGTTAGATAATATGTATTTAACAAATAATAATAGAGTTGCAATTATGGATGGTATGGTGAACATGGATGATTTATTAACTAATAGACCTGGAGGAGTTGTAAGAACAAAACAACCACCAAATCAAGTCATGCAACCTTTACAATCTCAACCAATTTCTAATCAAGCTTTTCCTTTATTATCTTATCTAGATAGTGTGAGAGAAGTTAGAACAGGTATATCAAAACAAATTCAGGGCTTAGATCCAAACACTTTGAATGCTAAAACCGCAACAGGTGTAAATGCGTTAATGACACAAACACAAATGAGGTCTGAGCTAATAGCAAGAATATTTGCTGAAACTGGAGTTAAAGATTTATTTAGAAAAATATTTGAATTGATGGTTAAATATCAAGACAAAGAAAGAATTGTTATGCTCAACAATAACTTTGTACCAGTTCGACCTACAGAATGGAAAGATAAATTTAATATCAGCATTATAGTAGGTCTAGGTACAGGTTCGAAAGAGCAACAAATAATATTATTAAACAACATTCTTGAAAGACAACTTCAAGCGTTTCAATTACAAGGCGGAAAAGAAATGCCAATGGTTACATTGAAGAATATGTATAATACATTATCTAAAATTATAGAAAACGCAGGTCTTAAAAATGTTGAAAGTTATTTTGTTGATCCAGAGGTAGGAAAACAAATGATGCCACCACCTAGTCCACCACCTCTGACTCCAATAGAAAAAATTGAATTTACTAGAATAGATGCAGAAAATAAAAGAAAAATTGCTGATCTTGAGTTACAATATCAAGAGTTACAACAAAAATCTCAAAAAATGGCTTTAGAATTTGAAGCTCAAATAAAAGAGATAGCTTTAAAATATAATACACAATTAGACACAGCTAAAATAAAAGCAGATGCAGATTTAGATAAAATGATGATGGCAGGTCAATCTAAGATTCTTGAACAAGCTCAGAAATCTGCTAATATGTTTAGCCAACAGGTACAAGGACTTAATGGAAACCAAAGACCAGGCAAGGAGATCAGAAGAAATCAGCAGATCCAACCAAGCCAAACAAATACTAGAGAGTAAAATTTTTAAAGAGTCAATAGAATCTCTGAAAAAACTTTACTCTGAAGCACTACTTGAAAAAACTGGTGCTAAAGAAAGTGATACCAGAGAAAAACTTTGGATTGCATATAATGTTGTTGGTAAAGTAGAACAACATCTACAAACTGTTATTGAAACAGGAAAACTTGCTTCAAAACAGTTAGATGATTTTAGAAAACAACAAACAAAAAAAGAATTTTAACCAATCAGGTTAGAATAAGCCAAGTCATAAGACAGCTTAACAACAGGAGGACAAATGTCTGACTCAAACCCATTATTGTCAAATGCGACAATACAAGGTGCAGCAAAACATATTGAAGGTTTAATGGATACCAAAGGTGTTATCAAAGAATCTCAAAAAGAAGCAGCACCAGTTGAACCTAAAGAATCAGAAGCTAAAGCTGAAGATAATCAAGAAGTTCAACAACAACCTGAAGCTCAACCTGAACAGGAAGCTCCAGTGCAAGAGGAAGCATCAGAAGATTTAAATGCTGAAAATGAACAAGAAACAAATCTACACCAAGTTATTGTCAATGGTGAAAAGATTGATGTTGACCTTGAAGAATTAAAAGCAGGTTATCAAAAAGATGCCGACTACAGACGAAAAACTGAGGAGTTAGCAATCGAAAAAAGAGAGCTAAAAGCCGAAGAAGATCGTTTGAAAAATCAGTATTCAACTAAGATGGATGATATAAATAACTTAGTTGTAACTTTAAATGCTGAGATAAACAACGATTTAAATTCCAAAGAGCTTGATAGACTTTGGGAGGAAGATCCAACTGAAGCTGCTAAGGTTGATCGTAGGATTCAGAAAAGAAAAAATACGATACAACAAGCACAGCAAAAATTGAGAGAACATCAACAATCTCAGTTTCAGGAAATATTGAGAGAAGAACAAAAAAAACTTCATTTAAGACATCCTGAGATTGCTGATCCTATTAGAGGTGCTACAGTTAAATCAAATATTATGAACTACTTAAGTTCTAAAGGATTCTCAAATGAGGATGTTTCAAGAATTTATGATTCAAGGTATTTTGATGTAATTATGGATGGAATGAATTTTCAAAAAACTAAATCGGTTAAACCAAATTTAGTTTCAAAAAAAGTCAAACCATCAAAAGTTGTTAAATCAGGTGTAAAGTCAACAAAAGAAGATTTAGATAATCAGTCAAGGTTGGAGAAGATTAAAATGCTTAAAAGGTCTGGTAAGCCAAAAGATGCTACTGATCTTTTAATGCGTTATTTATAAACCAATAACCTAAAAGGAGAATAAAAATGGCTGTATTTCAAACATATCAAACAGTCGGCATAAGAGAGGATCTAGCGGACATTATTTATTCAATAAGTCCAACAGAAACTCCATTTATGTCAGGTGTTGCAAAAACAAAAGCAACAAATACTTCTCACCAATGGCAAACAGATGCGTTAGCTGCTACAGCAGAAAATGCAGCAGTCGAAGGTGCAAGTATTTCGTATGGCACAATGTCTGCAACAACTAAACTAACTAACCACACTCAAATCTCTACTAAAGCGATTCAAGTATCAGGTACAAATGATGCTGTGACATCTGCTGGTAGAAATAATGAGTTAGCATATCAAGTTGCAAAAGCTGCAAAAGAATTAAAAAGAGATATGGAAACTGCTCTTTTATCAAATGTTGCTGCTGCTGCTGGTAATGCTACAACTGCTAGAAAATTAGGTGGAGTTCAAACTTGGATTTCTACTAATGTTGATGCAGGTGCAGGTGGATCTGGTTCTGGTGGCGGAGCTGCTAGAACTGATGGAACTCAAAGAGCTTTTACTGAAGATCAGTTAAAAGGTGTTTTGAGAAGTTGTTTTAACGAAGGCGGAAACCCTAATATGATTATGGTTGGAGCTTTCAATAAACAAAAACTATCAGGGTTCACAGGAGGTTCAACTAGATTTGACCAAGCGGAAGATAGAAGATTAGTTACATCTATTGATGTTTATGAAAGTGACTTTGGAACTTTACAAGTTGCTCCAAATAGATTTATTAGAGATAACAATTCTACTGCTGCTAAAAAAGGTCAAGATGCTCTTATTTTAGAGATGGACTTCTTTGCAGTATCTTTTTTAAGAGATTTTACTCTACAAACTCCAGCTCAGACTGCTGACGCAGATCAGAGATTTATGGTT